ATCTTAATAGTGAAGGTTATTCTATAGATAGATTTACTAAAGCTGCTAAGAACTATGCAAACTCACAAGGCTTAAAGTCAGACTATGGCTATATTGAAGCTGCTATCCAAGGTTTAACTCTTGGTTTCGGTGATGAGTTTGAAGCTGCTATTAGAACTCTTAAAAACAAACAGCCATACGAAAAGAATCTTTCTGCTATTCAGTTTGCTAAACAAGAGTTTGAAGCTGAAAAACCTATTTCTGCTGCTGCTACTGAAGTATTAGGCTCATTGCCTACAGCTATTGCTGGTGGTGAAGCTACATTAGCTGCATTAGCTAGAGTTGCTCCTAAAGCTGTAAAAGCTGGAGCTGCTATTCCACCAAGCCTAAGAGAATTAGGAACAACAACAACAGGCGGAACTGTTACAGGCGGTATTGTAGGAGCTGGTCAAGCTGAAGAAGGTCAAAGACTAGAAGGCGCTAAAAAAGGCGCACAGCTAGGTTTATTGCTATCTCCTGCTGCTTTATACGGAACTAAGGCTGTTGGCGGTGCATTAAGTAAAACTGCTGAAGCTACAGGTCTTACAGATGCTACACAGCGAGTAGTTAATGCTACTAAAGATATTCCTGTTGTTAAAAACATTACAGGCAAGACTGCTGAGTTCTTTGGTTTAACTGATGATGCTATTCAGCGCAGAGCAGACACTAAGATTATTCAAGCATTACAAAGAGATAAGCTAACTGTTCAACAAGTTAGAGATGCTATGGATGCTATCCGTAAGTCAGGATATAAGCCAGAGACAATCATGGAGTTTGGTGGTGAAGCTACTAAGCGACTAGGTGAAGTTGTTTCTATGTATCCTGCTGCTGGCTCTGTAGCTGCTAAGATGGTAGAAGAAAGAAAAGCTGGCGCTCCTGAGCGTATTCTTACAGACTTCCAAAATGCCTTCAAAACTAATGCTGATGCTGTAGCTGTTGCTGATAATTTAATTGCTACAAGACAAAAAGTAGCACAGCCTTTATATCAAGCAGCTTATGAAAAAGATGCTGTTATTGCAGGTAAAGAACTAGATGATTTTATGAAATTGCCTAAGTTCCAAGATGCTTACAAGAAAGCTCAAGCATTGGCTGAATACGACAAGGTTACACTTCCTGATTTAAAAGAGACAGGTAATGTCTTTAACCTACAAACTGCTGACTATATCAAGCGTGGTCTTGATGATGTTTTGTTTGTAAGCAAGATGCCAACTAGCGGTATTGGTAAGGCAGAGCTAGGTAAGTTAGGAGATAAAAGACGAGAGTTTGTTAGTTTTGTAGACTCATTAGCTCCTGCTGAATATCAACAAGCTAGACAGGCTTTCTCTGGAACAACATCTATTATTGATGCTGTAGAACAAGGTAGAAACTTCTTTAACTTAGAAGCTAGAGAGCTTAAAAAGACTTATGACGCTTTAACTCCTTCAGAACAAGATGCTTTTGCTATCGGTGCTTATGATGCTATTAAAGGCAAGATTAATACTGGTGCAGATGGAGTAGACCAAGTAAGAAGAACTTTTGGCTCACCAGAGAAGCGTGACCAGATTAGAGTATTAATTGGTGATGATGCTTTTGCTACTTTAGAATCTCAATTAGCTAGAGAAAAAGCCATTAGAACTACTGATGTTAAGCTAACAGGTGGCTCTCAGACTCAGCCAAGAGCAACAGCTCAAGCTGAATTTGAAGGTGAAACTGAGCTTGTTCCTCAATTAGCTAATAAAGGCTTAGTAAGAGGAGCTACAGATTACTTGATTCGCTCTGCAACAGGCACAGGAGCTAGAACTGCTGAACAATTAGCGCCAGACTTATTCTCTATTAATCCTAATGTTCAATCTAATATGCTTAATAGATTGTTGCAATTAGACGAATATTTAAAACAGCAAGCAATTCGACAAGGAACTACCACAGGTATTTCTGGTGGTGTAGCAGGTCAATCTTTGTTAGACTAACGATAATTTAAGGAAAGTCAAAAATGGCAAAAACAAAAATCTCTGAGTTTGATGTAGACCCAGCAAATAATACGGACATCAACAGTATTAATATTGCAGAAGGATGCGCTCCATCAGGTATTAACAATGCTATTCGTCAATTGATGTCTGACTTGAAAGAGTTTCAGACAGGCGCAGCAAGTGATTCATTCACAGTAGGCGGTGCTTTCTCAGCCAATGGCGGTGCAACACTAGGAGATGCAAGCGGAGATGCCCTCACTATTAACTCTAGTGCAGTATCTATTCCTAATGGATTGAACTTTGATAGCAATACTTTAGTTATTGATGCTACTAATAATAGAGTTGGTGTAGGTACTGCTAGTCCGAGTTATAAATTTGATGCTATTGGCTCTGGTGATGTTGCAAGAATAGATACATCATCTTCTGGTGGTCTTATTTTATCTAGGGTAAATGCTGTAGGTAATGCTTCAAGTCATTTTATAACCAGTTTTAAAAATAGCGATAGCATTGTTGCTTCTATTCAAACAATTAATAGAACAGGCGCAACTACTTCAACTGGAACCGGATATGAATTAAGATATACAGCAGAAGGTACTGGGTATCAAACTTGGTACACAAATAGCACAGAGCGTATGCGACTAGACTCATCAGGCAACCTTGGTCTTGGTGTTACTCCTAGTGCTTGGGTTAGCACTTATAAGGCTTTTGAAATGTCTTATGGTGCTTTAGCTGGTGGCACTACATCTACAGCTTTGTTTGGTAACAGCTATTGGAATGGTACAAACAGTATCTACAAAACAACTGCTGCTGCTTCTCAATATGCACAAGCTGGTGGACAGCATATTTGGTACACAGCACCATCAGGCACAGCAGGAAACGCTATTACTTTTACACAGGCAATGACACTAGATGCTGACGGTGACTTAATGCTTGGTAGAACATCATCAAGTAACTACAGGGCACAGATTACAGGTTCTTCAGATTTAGTTGATATTGCTGGAACAAGTGTATCTACACAGTTCCATAATAAGACTGCTGACATCTTTATGATTGGTGTTGGCTCAGGTGATGGCATTGCGTTTGCTACTAACGGCAATACTACAGAGCGTGCTCGCATAACATCTGACGGCTATCTCCGCATGGCATCAGGCACAGGCGGTATCCAATTCAACGGAGATACTGCTGCTGCTAATGCACTAGATGACTATGAGGAAGGTACTTTTACTCCGACTATTACAGGAAATACAACTGCTGGTACAGGAACTTATACAACTCAAATAGGTTCGTATACAAAGATTGGTAATGTTGTTCATGTTCAAATAACTATTGTTTGGACTAACCATACTGGAACTGGTGGTATTAGAATTTCATCATTGCCGTTTACATCCGCGGCAAGTGGCACATACTCATACGGACAATTACAAGGTTATATTTCCAATGTAACATTAACAGCAAACAATTACTTCCAAGGGCTTGAAGTGGTGGCGGCAACAACAAATGCACTTTGTTATCAAGGGCCAGTTGGTGGCGGTACTGGTGCTCAAATAAGCATGGATACAGCAGGTCAATTGGAAGTATCTGGATGTTATTTTGTTTAATTAACTAGATTGGATTATCTAGTCAGACACTAAAGGAGAAGTAAAAATGTTAGAAAAAGTATCAGTAGTCGATAAGATTGAAGTTCTTGAAAAAGGACAAGTTCAAGTCCGCACAGCGACTAAGATTGTAGAAGATGGTAATGTCATTTCACAGACTTATCACCGCCATGTATTAAATCCAGCAGATGACTTAACAGGTCAAGATGCTCGAGTTGTTGCTATTGCACAAGCTACATGGACACCAGAAGTAATTGCAGCGTATCAGGCTAGTTTGCCAGTAGTTGAAGCTTCTGTAGAGCCTACAGTAGAGTAAAGATTTATTAACTAAGTAAGGAGAAAGTAATGGGAAAAGATAAAAAGACCCCAGTTACAGTAAATGGTAAAGAGTATCAATTTGAGGACATGACTCCAGAGCAGCAAATGCTTTGTAATCATTGTTTTGATTTAGACAGAAAGATTGCTTCAGCGCAGTTCAACCTTGACCAACTCAGCGTGGGTAAGGATGCGTTCATTAAGTTGCTTGAAGCGTCTTTAGCTAAAGTAGAAGAACCTAAAGAGGAATAAGATGTCTGAAGATAATGGCATTGACTTATACAAATATGGCAAGCTAGTTGCTACTGTAGAGTCTTTAGAAAAGAAGGTAGATAAGTTAGAGGCAGGTATGGAAGAACTGCTAGAGCTTGCTAATAAGGGTCGTGGTGGCTTTTGGGCTGGCATGGCTGTAGTTAGTGCCATTTCTTCAATTGTTGGATTTGTGGCTCATTGGTGGGGTGCAAAATGAAGATTTCAAACTTAATCATGCTAGGCTTACCCCTAGCATTTTTTTTGCCTATTGCAAGCGCAGAGCCTATTGTTACAGACTCTACAAGTAAAGCTGAGACTACTGTAAAGTCTCCACCGCCTTCTGCTATTAGCCCTAGCATTACTACTATCAATCCTAAGAACTGTTCTACAGGTGTAGCAGGTGCAGCCCAGACTCAAATCTTTGGTATTTCTTTTGGAGCAACTGTTAGAGATGTGAACTGTGAGCGAGTAGTTAAATCTGAGTCATTGTTCAATATGCAGATGAAAACTGCTGCTGTTGCTGTGATGTGTCAAGATGCAGACAACTGGTGGGGAATGTGGGATGGTGGAGTTCCTTGTCCAGTAGAAGGATTAGTAGGAAAAGAAGCTAAAGAATATTGGCTTGCTAATCCTAAGATGATGCCTGAGCGCCCTAAGATTAAATGAAGTGGTTAATAGCCTTTCTAGCCTGTATTGGCATAGCTCAAGCACAAATCATTCAGCACAATATTTCTGATGATGGTTACGCCCATGTACCTTTACAGTTTGGCTTTCCTCTCTATGGGCGCATCTTTACTGATTCTTATATGTTCAGTAATGGCGTTGTGGGATTTGGTTCAGTAAATAACTCTTGGTGTTGTTCAGGATTTGACTTAGCAAATGCGAATGGTTATCAATTCAACTATTCCATTATGGGTTTACAGACTGACTTGATTAACTATGGCTCAGGCAGATTCCTTACAGAAGGAACTCCTCAGTATCAGCGTTATAAGTGGGAGAATATCTCAGAATATGGCGCTCCACAGAATTTAAATACATTCGGTATCGAGATTAGACCTAGTGGCTTTATTGGAATGTATTATGAGCAAGTCAATATTAGCCCTTGGCGAACAGTAACCATTGGAGTTACAGGTGATACAGCTCAAAGAGAATTTTCCCAGTTATATCATGGAAATGGCTTTTCACAGGCAAATTTCAGTCATATCATAGAGATAACAGGTAGTTTATGTGCTAGTAATCCATTATCTAGCCCTACTTGTGCAGGATACCAAGAGGCATACTTAGCTCAACAATGCTCATTAAACCCTTTATTCTCCGCAAATTGTGCAGGGTATGAGCAAGCCTACTTTCTACAGCAATGCTCACTAAATGTTCTGTATGACAGAAATTGTGTTGGATATGAGCAAGCGTATCAGGCTCAACAATGTTCATTAAATCCGCTATATGCAACTACCTGCCAAGGATATGCTGAAGCCTACCATAATCAGCAATGTTCTCAGAATCCGCTTTACGCTACTACTTGTCAGGGCTATCAACAGGCTTATCACAATCAGCAATGCAGTCTTAATCCTTTGTATGCGACAACTTGTATAGGATACGAAGCAGCTTACTTTAACCAGCAATGTAGTGCAAATCCACTTTATAACCAAGGATGCACAGGATACGCTGATGCTTACTTCACCTATCAATGCACTCAAAATCCGTTATATAACAACAGATGTATAGGATACGAACAAGCATATTTAACGCAACAATGTGGAATCAGTCAGTTATTTAGCACTAGTTGCCCTAATTACCAGCAAGCATATTTTAGTCAGCAATGCACTCAGAATCCTTTGTATAACAGTAGATGTGCTGGATATGAAACTGCTTATTTCAATCAGCAATGTACGCAAAATCCACTATATAACTCTAGGTGCAATGGATATGCTGAAGCCTATAGATTGCAACAATGTGGTCTGAATCCGTTATACAGTACGACTTGCGTAGGTTATCAACAGGCTTATTTTGCACAGCAATGTAATTTAAACCAGTTATATAGTCCACAATGTCCTAACTATGCTCAGGCTTATTTTAATGAGCAATGTAGGCTAAATCCACTATATGACAGGAATTGCACAGGATATTCAGAAGCCTATGCTTTAGCCAATGTCGTACCTGCAACAACAACAAATACTGTATCAACAACGACTCCTAGCGTACAGGTAAACACTACAGGAACAATTACATTGGAAACTCCAGTAGTCGCAGACCCAGTAGTCAATGAAGTTATTACGAGACCTATAAATGTTAATGCACCAATTCAACAAACTAATACGGTGTCTACCGCTACATCTTCCCAAGCAGAACCAAAACAAGAAAAGAAAGCGGAAACTAAACAAGTTTCACCTACAGCGAAGCAGACTGCTCGCAATGAGGTCTTGGCTGAAGCGCCAAAGATAGTAACACCAGTTCACGAATATAAAGCTCCAATTATCCTAGACCTATCTTATATGCAGATGGTTAAGAAGCCTATTAAGGATAACAACAGAGCAATGTATAACTTAATTATGAATAGCCAACTAAAACACGAGGAGATGGTAGATGGACAGTATCGAAGATAAAGAGATAGAAGTATTTGGTAAGAAGATGTCAATTGGAATGATTGGCATTGGTATTACTGTTTTATCTACCTTTGTTGGTATTTTATGGTTTGTATTTCAGCTATATCAAAAGATTGAGTCTATTGAAGATATGACTACCTATAATTCTCGTTTAGTCGCTGTAGAGGAAAACACAGCAAAGATTAATGACTACACAAGAGACATCAAGAATGACATTAAGAATGATGTCCGTAGACTAGAAAAAGTTGTTGAAGAAGTAGAGCGAAACAATAAGCAATTCTCAAGAGAAGTAGATAAAGACTTGCGAGAAATGCGAAAAGAAACTGACACAAAGATTAAACGAGCTTTAGATAACCCATTAGCAAACAAGGAGTAAAAATGCTATCTTTATTATCAACTGTATTATCTTTCCTTATGGGCGGTCTGCCAAAGGCATTGGACTTCTTCCAAGACAAGTCTGACAAAAAGCATGAGCTAGAATTAGCTAAGATGCAGACTGAGCGAGAAATGCAGATGATGGCTGCTGGCTATGCTGCACAAGCAAAAGTAGAAGAAATCCGCACAGACCAGATAGAAATGCAGACTAATGCTCAAGTTATGACTGCTATTTACGACCACGATAAGTCATTAAATGAAGGCACTAGCCAATGGGTTAAAAACCTAAGAGCTTCTGTAAGACCTATTGTTACTTATCTATTTGTGCTAGAGTTATTCCTTATTAACTTTGTATCTCTTGGCTGGGCTATCCATACAGGTGTAGACTTTGTAACAGCTTTAGACCAAGTATTTACTACTGAGGAAATGCAGATTGTGTCTAGCATTATTGCTTTCTGGTTCGGAACACAGGCTTTTGCTAAGAAATGAAAGTAAGCGATAAGTGCATTAAAATGATTATGCACCATGAGGGGGTGCGATATAAAGCATATCAATGTCCAGCCCTCTTATGGACTATAGGAGTAGGTCATGTTATCGACCCTAACCATGCTAAAGTTCCAATGGCTGATAGAAAACAATTACCTATACCTTCAGGTTGGGATAGGGTTTTAAGCAATGATGAAGTTATGGACATACTCAAGAAAGACCTTACAAGGTTTGAGCAAGGTGTATCCAGACTTATTACTGCTCCTCTTACTCAAGGTCAATTTGATGCCCTTGTTAGCTTTAGTTTCAATGTCGGACTAGGTAATTTGCAGAAGTCTACTATTAGGATGAAGGTCAATCGTCAGGAATATGAGACTGCTGCTGAGTGCTTTTTAGACTGGACTAAGGCAGGTGGTAAAGTATTAAAAGGGCTTGTGTCACGAAGAAATGATGAAAAAGCCTTGTTTTTGTCATAATTAGATAGGATACTAGGCGGATGAAATTAGTCACTCCACAAACTGTTCAAGCAGTATATGAGATGTTAATTCAACTTCCGCCTTTTAATCGGTGGAATCTTCCACCATCTAAACAAGTAGTGTTTGAGGTTCACAAAGACCCTACTTGCTTGGGTGAGTACGAGCCAGAACCAAATACCATTCGCATTTCAGAAGCAAAGAATGGTCATCTGGATACTGTTGTTAAAACTGTAGCCCATGAGATTATTCATATGAGGCTATACCTAAAGGGCAGTAAGTCTTGGGACAAGCACGATAAAGTATTCTGTGATTTATCTCACAAGATTGCCATTACTTTAGGATTTGACCCAAAGGAACTTTAATGGCTTTAGAGTCGTGTCCACAAGAAGAATTTATCACTTTATTTAATGAATTAGGTTCTCCTCAAGCTGTAGCTAATCATTTAAAAATAAATGTTAGAAGTGTTTACAGGCGAAGAAACTATCTAGAATCTATTGGCATTAAGCTAGAAACTAAAAACCAAAAAGGTAATCCAGTAGGATTTGATAGACAAGAGGTACAACAAAAGCTAGAAGAAAGGCTTTCTAAAACTCGTCATTCTGTCCGTAGAGGTATTGCTATGGAGAAAGGCAGAATCCTAGTATTCTCTGATGCTCACTTCTATCCTGATGATGAAACAACAGCGTTTCGCGCATTGATTGAGTGCATTAAAGAATATAAACCTGAAGTCATTGTCTGCAATGGTGATGCCTTTGATGGCGCTTCTATCAGTAGACATCCTCGCATTGGATGGGATAGTAAGCCAACAGTCAAACAAGAACTAGATGCTGTTACCTATCATATGAATGAGATTGAAAAGGCATCACGATTTAAATCTAATCTTATTTGGACTTTAGGTAATCACGATTCTCGCTTTGAGACATATTTAGCTGCCAATGCTCCACAATATGAAGGCATACAAGGATTCTGTCTAAAAGACTTTTTCCCTACTTGGCAACCTTGTTGGTCTTATTGGGTAAACGACCACACTGTAATTAAGCATATGTGGAAGGGTGGCTTCTCAGCAGGTAGAGCTAATACACTTAATGCTGGTGTCAATATGGTGACAGGGCATACTCATAATATGGCTGTTCAGCCTTTAACAGACTACCGAGGAAACAGATACGGAGTCCAAACAGGTATGCTTGCAAACCCTAATGGTGAGCAATTCGTTGATTACACTCAAGATGGATGTAAAGACTGGAGAAGCGGTTTTGCTATGCTAACCATTGATAGAGGGCAATTATTGATGCCTGAACTTATCCAAGTTTTTGATGAAGAAGCTGGAGAAGTGGAATTTCGTGGTCGAATCTATCGTGTGTAAATCCACTAGCTCGTTATAGGATTTGTACAATATATTACACAATTTTTAGAATACCGCCTAAATAGATTAGAACCGCTACAAGCTCCACCAAGAGCAAAGCATTATCTTTGTATAGGTAGCCTTGGATAGTCCACAGAAAACTGCCTACAAGCCCAAATAAGAGGTTTAAAGGGTATATATTGAGAGAGGTAAGAGCGATACCTACTAAACAAAGAAGTGTACCGCTCCATCTAATCATTTCTGGTTAGCTAAAAATTCAGCCATAGTTTTTCTAATAGCTTCTCTAACTACTTCTAATTCTGCTTCATCTAAAGTAAAATCTTTTGTCATTCTTTAATCCTTTCAATAAGTGCTAAATATCCTGCACTGTCCACCAAGCTGTCTCGGTGGTCTGGCTGATTCATTAATCTAGCTATTTTTAACAAGACCATCATTGTAGCCACATCTTGAGCTGATATTTCTTTTCCTAGATAAATACTCCAGTAATCAGCTATGTTGTTCAAATTCTTAGCTGGATGACCATAAGTCTTCTCTCTGTCACCATAAATAATCTCTTTAGCTTCTTCTAAAATGCTCATTTCTCACTCGCTTTCTTTAGCTTTTGTTCAGAAGCATATCTACTATGCAACTGAAAAGAAC